TTTGCCCTCAAGGATCACTTCCCTAGATGGAACCAGTGCTGGAGCGCTTGGGTCAATGATGAGTTGGTGATTAAGCACAGATATCATAATGGTATTCACGCGGTCTACAACAATACCCTGAAGTCTGGCAAGAGCGTGGTAACTGGACACCTACACTCTCTCAAAGTAACCCCGTTCACTGACTACAACGGCACCAGGTTCGGCGTTGATGGCGGCACCCTAGCTAACCCCTACGGTGAGCAATTTGCTGGCTATATGGAGGATAATCCGAGGAACTGGGTTGCTGGCTTTATCGTGGTTACTTTCCATGATGGCCATATGCTGGAACCAGAGAAGGCTTCAGTCTGGGATGAGAACCATATGCAGTTTAGAGGTAACATTATCGAGGTTTAGAGCCTATTATCGAGCCAGACTTTCCAAGAGTATATGGGGCTTTTATTTGGCTGGCTCAGCCACAATAATTCTGCGGCCCAGCTCCAACTATTCTGTCGCCAACCACCGTGGGACTAGTTACAAAATGCCCGCCCCTTCCCATATGGCATCCTGAATTACTTGCTGATACGGATAGTTAGTGCTTGCTTTTTTGAAATGTTAGCAGTCACTGACCCGCTAACCGTTAGTTAGCGCTCACTCACAAGGTAACGCGCCGAAAGTCTGGCGTATTAATCCCTTATCATAATTAAAATGTCCGGACTATTGTCCGTAGACTGTTGCCATATATTCTAGTCCGTGTAGTATTCCAAAAAACACTATCCACACTGCAATGGCCGATAGAATCGGCGTTAACCATAGTCTGATCATTTAATAATCCCCTCGGTTTAAATAATAGGCTTGATCGTGTCTAGGATCGTCCAGGTAACTGTCTGTCTCAATGTCCCGGTAAATGTCCGCTTCCTGGTTTAACTCATAGTCACTGAATTCTAAGTCTTCCATAGATAACCTCAATGAATAGATAGATGAATAGATAGGTGAATGGATACCCTATGCGGCGAATAAACCAGTTTCCAGGAATCGGCACCAGTATATCCACCGTACCATCCGCCAAATACTTTATTGATAACATCATCGCCATGGGTCATTTCCAATACTACCCAGCGATTTGGGGTGTATGTACTCATGTGTTCTTCTTGTCGTAAGCCTTCAAAGCAATATAAGCGGCATCCAAAACAGCCCCCGCAGCAGCATCAGCATTAGCAGCCAACACAGCATCATCATAAGCAGCCCTAGCATCCTCAACCGCCTTCACCAGTTTCTCTCTGTTCACCATACTGGCTTGATAGGATTCGCAAACCCCTTCGGCAAAATTATGAAATCTGGAATTAGAAGTCTCAATGTCTGAGTAGTTCATGTGTTCTCCTTGTCGTAAGCCTTCAAAGCAGCAAACGCAGCATCAGCAGCATCAGCAGCAGAAGTATAAGCAGCATCAGCAGCAGAAGCGGCATCATAAGCGTCAGCACAAACAAACTTCGCATCATCAACCGCCTTCACCAGTTCTTCTCTAGTTTTCGTGCGTTGAGTATATTCCTTGGAGTGCTCCCTCAAAGCAACCAAAGCATCCCTCAAAGTGTGCCAAGAAGCATTATCGTCAGAACAAGTATCAACATAATCCTCCTTCCAAGCATCCGTAGCTTTCTCAACCATAATTTCTAGTTCAGCGCGCTTCGCTTCCCTATACGTATCAACAGCATCCACAATTGCCGTGTCTAGTTCCTCGCGTGTCATCATTTTGGTTCTTCCCAATGTTCGCACTCACAGACATATCGATCTGCATTGTGTGATGCATTCCGTGAGAATCTGTGCAATGGTGCACGTACTAATAATAGTCAATCCGTATACATATTGTCAATACCCTCCATTAAATATATATAATGTGAGTCTTCACTATCGCTGAAAGGGTATTAAATGGGATTCGTGTTACCAGAGAAGCCAGTGATTGAGAGAGTAGAAAGGGAAGACGGCAGGAAGTTTTGCGTTGTCCCATTGAGAGCATTCAGAGAGAAAAGGTTATCTCTTAGCCAATTGAGGATTCTAGGATTGTATGCGAGTTACTGTAATAACGCGGGTATGAGCTTTGTTAGTTGTACAGCATTGGGCAAGGATTATGGATGTTCTAAATCCTACATGGCCCTCATGTTACAGAAGATTGAGAAGGTAGGTTACATAGTTAGAGTAAAGAAACACGGCGTACCTGGTGTTCGTGGATGCGTGCGAAGGATGATTTACGATACCAGTATCAGCACGGACGATGCAATAGGTATTAGTCAGTCTCAATTAGTAGAACCGGTTCATCCACTAGCTAAATCAAAAGGTATATATATGACTGGAATTAAGAAGGGCAGAGGTAGGCCAAAGAAGGTAGTTGAGGTGAATACGTGCGAGAGTGGGAATAAGGTAACAGAGTATACCGTCAATCCTATACAAAGTGGGGAATCACTGTTGAATTGGGGCGAGGTTATGGGTATAAGTGGGAATTCTGTAAGAACTGAAGAACATATTCTCAATCTCGAAAGGATGTGTGAATCTGGAATAACTCTCACACAATTACGCGTCTATCTATCCACACTGTAGTCACCACACTCCGACCCCTGTTTCCTAGCTAGCGATATAAGCCTGATATGGCACGCTGACCACACTGGCGATACATACACGGTACGCAAGCCGCTGTATCCATTACACTTGTGGCGGAAGGCACCCTATCCCCCCCCTACCCTACCGGTAGCGGTGAGGGGCTTCCTCTCAACTTTTCGGTAGATTTCCTAGTTTTCCCACTTTACCCTGAAAAGAGGTGTGTTTTCTGCTCCGGTTTCCCACTTCTACTATGTGGTGTTTTGAATTTTATATATAAAATTGTTTTTGGTAACGGAACCTGATATATCTGGTACGTATTAAGTATATGTTTTACAGAAGATCACGGTATATCGGTGGGACTAAGTATGCGATGAGGTGGGATTTTAGAGACAGATAGAACCTTACCCGTATAATTAAAGGGAAAGATCCTAAAAGGATGTGTCTTCTTGTTTATCTAGGCTAGAGAGTTATCTCTCAGTAGACTGTGCCCCGATAATTCCTTGTAGATCCAATCCTGGCAAGGTAACTAAGGAAACACTTACTGTACGCCACGTTTATCCGCATCTGTCAGACACTACATTTGCGAGGGGTGGGTTATGCCCCCAAGACATAATAGTATATCCACCTCCCCCTAATAGCAAGTTATATTTATCTTGCTGTATTTGTTAAACATGGCTTATACTTCTGTATGATAGATATTAGCAGGGTCTAAGATGTTTATACTTCCATATCCACCAAGCGTTAATACTTATTGGAAAGCTAATGGGAAAAGACGGTTCATATCTAAAGCTGGTGTTATCTTTAAGAAGGCTGTAGCGGATTATGTATCTGAGAATAATGTACCTAAGTTAGGGACAGCTAGGCTATCTGTCTGTATCATTGTATGTCCTAGAAGCAAGAGATTGTTTGATATAGATAATATATGTAAAGCAGTATTGGATAGTTTGATGGATGCTGGTGTATATGACGATGATAGCCAAGTAGATAAGCTGTATGTACAAAGAGGTGTTCCATTTAAGGGTGGCAGATGCTTAGTCGCTGTAGATGTGATCCCACAGACGGAGTGATGAATGTCAGATAGTTTCGCAAAGAAGATACCGTCCTTGAAGAATTACGGTGGTATCAGGACGATACAGAGTGATTTAAAGAGATCTGCAACACTAGAAGCTAACAAGGAAGCGGTATCCTACGCCTTGTTAGCTATGGCTAACACTAAGCTCACGGATATCATGTCGTGGGATGCTCAAGGTAACATTACAGTAAAGCCATCTAACGAGATCCCAGAGCACGCACTTCAAGCCATTAAGTCCATTAAGTGCAATACCAGGACTGATAAGGATGGTAACTCCTACAATACCCTAGATATAGAGCTGTTTGATAAGGTTGGAGTGCTGAGATTGCTTGCGAAAGCCTCTGGATTGCTGGATTCTCCACAAGACTCTGATAAACCTAGTGTTATTGGTATTAATATTAGGACACCAGACATTATTGAGAACGGTTCTGATGTCTAAGACTAAAGAACGTAGCCAGAAAGAGGTTGGCGTTGCCGGTCTTAACCTTGACTTCAGTAAATCACCAGTAGTCTACGACTTCATACGCTCAGATGCCTTTGTTAGAGGTATTATGGGTGCTGTAGGTAGCGGTAAGTCATATGCCTGCTGTGCTGAGATAATGCTGCGAGCTGTTAAGCAGAAGCCTTCTCCTATAGACGGGATACGGTACACCCGCTTTGCTATCGTTAGAAATAGTTATCCAGAACTGAAGACCACTACTATCAAGACTTGGATAGATATGTTCCCAGAGAATACCTTTGGACATATGCTGTGGACCCCACCTATTACTCATCATATCAGACTGCCATCTAGGGGTGGTGCCGCTGGTATTGATTGCGAAGTCATCTTCCTTGCGCTAGATCAGCCCAAGGATGTCAGAAAGCTACTGTCCCTTGAGCTTACCGGCGCTTGGGTTAATGAGGCGCGAGAGCTGCCAAAAGCAGTCATCGACGGACTTACCCATCGGGTTGGTCGTTACCCCACACAAAGGGATGGTGGCCCCTCTTGGCATGGCATATGGATGGATACTAACCCAATGGATGACGATCATTGGTGGTTCCGTATGGCAGAAAAGGAAAAGGTTACCGGTAAGTATGGATGGGAGTTCTTTAAACAACCAGGTGGAGTTATAGAGGTTGCTCCTGGAGATCTCCCTGAGAACCCAGAAGCTAATGACCATATCTTCGCATCAGGTAGGTGGTGGAAGATCAACCAGAGGGCTGAGAACATCAATAACCTGCCTCCTGGTTACTACATACAGATGCTTGCCGGCAAGAACTTGGACTGGATCAGGTGTTATGCAGAAGGTAAGTATACCTATGTACAAGAAGGTAAGCCTGTCTGGGTTGAATACAATGATGCCCTGATGAGTGGGGACGTTGAATATGACCCATCCCTGCCCATACAGATAGGTTTAGACTTTGGATTAACCCCTGCCGCGGTTATAGGCCAACGCTTAAACAATGGTAGATGGATAGTCCTGCATGAGATAGTTACTTCTGACATGGGTCTGGAGAGATTCGGCCAGCAATTACTTGCTGAGTTAAATGCTAGGTTTCCTAATGCCCAAGTAATGATATGGGGTGATCCTGCTGGTATGCAGCGGGACCAGATCTATGAGGTTACAGCGTTTGATCACCTTAGAACACTAGGACTTAGGGCGCAACCTACTCCATCCAATGACTTTAAGGTAAGGCGCGAGTCTGGTGCAGCCCCGATGCAGAGGCTAATCGCTGGGAAGCCTGGCCTGATTGTATCTACTTCCTGCAAGATGCTTAGAAAGTCCCTATCTGGTGGCTATCACTTCAAGAGAATCTCTGTTGGAGCTGGCCACGAGAGGTTTAGAGATGCGCCTAACAAGAATGAGCACTCCCACGTAGGTGATGCGTTTGGCTACCTACTGCTTGGTGGCGGTGAGCACAAAAGGATGACCAGAAGCACACAGTCTCATTCCTCTACAATCTTTGCTAAGACAGTGATTAACGCTGACTTCGATGTATTTGGACATTAAAGAGGTTATTAAACACTTGCCGCGTATTGCTGGCGTGGAGTATAGGCCGTCAGAGATAGGTGATGTAGATAATATTGCTGCTGTAGAGTTTTGGGGACTGACAAGTGAGCATCTTGCTGTTTTAAAGCAAACCATTGAAATACAAAGGAGATATGGCGCTTACTCCTTGACAGTGTACCTACATAACAAACCTGTAGCCTTGTTTGGCTGCATACTAATGTGGCATGGAGTTGCTGAGTTGTGGGCATTGCTTAGTAAGGATACCTTCAAGAGGCCATTAGCCTTATCTAAGTGTGCTCTAACCTTCGCTGACATCTGCGAAATATCCTTAAAGTTGCATAGATTGCAGATTCATGTTAAAAGCAGTAATGAAAGAGCCGTTAAATGGGGCGAATTCTTGGGTTTTAATATTGAAGGTAAGTTAATTCAATTTACTCAAGACAAACAGGATTGTTACATAATGTCTAGGAGGTAGTATGGGTGGAGGCGGAGGCGGTGGGGCAGCAGCAGCAGCAGAGCAGCTCCGAATGCAAAAGGAAGAAACCTTAAAGTTGGCAGCCGATGCAGAGGCTACCAAGATCAAGCTGGCAGAGGAACTTGCTGCTAAGAGGAAAACCAGACTTACCGGTGGTAACAGAGCGCTTCTCTCGCAAGAACGGATGGCTCCTGAAACCGGCGTTATGTCAGAGTCTCTAGGTGCTGGTATTAAATAGTAATGCCAATTACTGTACTAAGGGATTCGACTGATACCCATTCTATTAGCGTATCGCCAAGCTATACAGATATGTTCTCTGTGCAGCAATTGTCTGGCTCTGACAAACCGTTTCCAACGGTAGATGTTAACCACCTTAGATTACATGAGGGTCGTGCGTTCTATCTGTACACTACCCGTAATGATGGCAATAAGTTAGCCTCCGGTGCAAGTCTTGATATAGCCATTGCGTTTGCCAGTGGAGTATCTGCACACCTAATAGCTAACTATCAGTGCGGTGGCTCTGCTGAGTTTTATATATACGAAGGCTCAACTGTTAGTGGTGGGACTGCTGAAGTTGCGCTCAAACGGCATAGGTCTTCTACAATTGCCAGTCAAAGCGCCTCAATCATTGCTCCAACTGTCTCCAGTACAGGAGCAGAGGTGTTTGCTGGCTTAATCTCTAGCGGCCAAGGATCAGGTGGGACCGGTGGGGTGGCAGGAATATCTGAATACGTTTTAAGCCCGTTGACTACCTATTTATTTCGTGTTACTAATCGCAGCTCACAAGCTGAAATAGCTCATGTCCACTTGGAGTGGTATGAGTAATCGTGCAACTTGCTGAAACTAAAGGTTAATTATGGATAAGAAACTGACCGTTGCTGACATTTTAAAGAGACATGACATAGCGATCAGGAAGAAAGAGGACTTCAGAAGCCTGTACGATGACGCTTATGAGTTCGCTTTGCCACAACGTAACCTGTATGACGGGTTCTACGATGGAAAGGTGGGTGGTGCAAAGAAGATGAACCGTATCTTTGATGCTACAGCCATCAACTCAACCCAAAGATTTGCCAATAGAATCCAATCTGGCATCTTCCCTCCACAATCTAAGTGGTGCCGACTTGAGCCTGGTCCAGATATCCCTTTGGATAGACGGGTTGAAGCTCAAACAGCACTAGAAGTCTACAACGACAAGCTGTTCGCTGCAATTAAGCAGTCCAACTTTGACATCGCTATGGGGGAGTTCCTCCTAGACCTGTGTGTTGGCACCGCTGTTATGATGATTCAGCCAGGTGATGACGTTAACCCTATTAACTTCATACCAGTACCGCAATTCCTCGTGGCTTTTGAGGAAGGTGCTAACGGTAAAGTGGATAACGTCTACCGCCGGATGCGTATTAAGGCTGAGTCCATTCAGCAACAGTGGAGTGACGCTATCATTGAGGGCAACCTAAAGAATCTGGTTGAGAACAAGCCAACAGAAGATGTGGAATTGCTTGAGGCAACCATATTTGATGCAGAAAAGAGTGAATTTATGTATTATGTGATACACAAAGAGAGTAAGTCTCAGATTGTGTACCGCAAAATGAAGTCTAGCCCGTGGATTGTTGCACGTTACATGAAGGTGGCTGGTGAGATATACGGCAGAGGTCCGTTAATTACAGCGCTTCCAGATATTAAAACGCTCAACAAGACTCTTGAGCTTGTCCTGAAGAATGCAAGTCTAGCAATAGCCGGCGTCTACACAGCTGCTGACGATGGCGTGCTCAATCCCAACACGGTACAAATAAGCCCAGGTGCCATCATACCTGTTGCCCGTAACGGTGGGCCACAAGGTGAGGCTCTGAAGCCTTTGCCTAGAGCTGGTGATTTTAATGTCTCTCAGATCATTATGAATGACTTGAGGATGAACATTAAGTCCATTCTGCTGGATGAGAGCCTGCCACCAGACAATATGAGCGCTAGATCCGCTACTGAGGTTATGGAGAGGATGAAGCAGCTGTCTCAAAACCTTGGCTCTGCGTTCGGTAGACTGATTAATGAAACAATGATTCCTATAGTATCCAAGATACTGGATATAATGGATGACCGTGGGCTGATAGACTTACCACTACGCGTGAACGGGCTAGAGATTAAGATCACCCCTGTATCGCCATTGGCTATGTCGCAGTCTATGGAAGAAGTGCAAAACATTATTCAATTCATGAAGATAGCCGAGAGCATTGGGCAGGAAGGCAAGATGATGATTAAGGTTAGCGCAATGCTAGATCTGATTGCAGAGAAGATGGCTATCCCTCGCGTCATTATGAATAGCCCAGCCGAGCGTCAGATGATGATTCAGCAGGCTACCGATGCAGCTCAACAGGTTGCACAGCAGAATCCAGAGCTTGCATCTAAAGTTGTCGAAGGTATGGCTAAGAACCCTGGCGCTATAATGGGATGAGGTGCGTAGACTGCAAGAACTTCTCCTTGCAAGCCTTAGATATGTCTAAGTATGGATTTGGACTATGTGCTAAGAAGCCTGACTGGG